CCCATGCCGCTTTCAGCACATCGGTGAAACTCTCAAAGTCGAATCCCAGAGCATTTAGCCGGTCAGTGATGCCCTGTGTCAATCCGGTAAAGGTGCTTTTGATTTGTTCCCAGATGGCGATGATGTTGCTCTTGAATTCGTCATTGGTTTTCCAGAGATGCACAAAGGCAGCTACCAAAGCGGCAACAGCTGCGATAATGGCAAGCAACGGACCCAGTGACACACCCAACGCTCCGGTAATGGCTCCGATGCCACTCTGCACAGCAGAGAAAAGGGCGGGCAGTTTGGACACTGCGGAAAAGACCGTCCCCACGCTGGAGATGGTCTTTCCCAGTACCACCAGCATGGGTCCCAGAGCAGTAGCCACCAGTGCAATTTTTGCAATGGTTTCTTTAGTCTGCGGATCCAATTGATTCAGCTTGTCCACCAGTTCCTGAATGCGGGAAACAATAGAGCGAATAGTGGGCATCAGAATATCACTAAAACTGATCGCCAATTCTTCCAGCTGGGACTTCAAGATGGTCACTTGTCCGGCAAGGTTATCCTGCATGACAGCTGCCATTTTTTCAGTTGTGCCATTGTAGCCGTCTACCGTATCCGAACAGGTGTCAATGGCATTGGACAGCTTTTCAAAGTCCGCCGGGGAACCGTTGATGATCGCCAGCATACCGGACATGGCCTCTTTGCCAAACAGCGATGCAGCCGCCTGTGCCTGTTCTGCCTCAGAAAGACCGCCTAATTTCTGTCGGAGTTGTTCCATGAGTTCCCGCAGAGAATACATCTTGCCGGAACTATCTGTCAGAGAAATGCCGTACTGTTCCATGGCAGATGCTACTGTATCAGTCGGCTTTGCCAGATTGGTAATGGCTGCACGCAGTGCTGTACCAGCCTGTGAGGATTTGATACCGGCGTTTGCCATCAAGCCGATGGCAATGGCAGAGTCTTCAGCAGAGTATCCCAAAGAACCCAGCACCGGAGCGGCATATTTGAAAGTTTCACCCATCATGCTGACGTTGGTATTGGCATTGCTTGATGCGGCTGCCAGAATATCCGCAAAGTGTCCGCTGTCCGAGGCAGACAATCCGAAAGCAGTCAGAGCATCCGTGACAATGTCCGAAGTAGAAGCCAAGTCTTCACCGGAAGCGGCGGCAAGATTCATGATGCCTTCGATACCGCTGAGCATATCATTGGTTTTCCATCCTGCCATTGCCATATAGTTCATGGCTTCCGCAGCTTCACTCGCTGAAAATTTTGTCTTACTGCCCATTTCACGGGCTTTTTCCCGGAGGGCATCCATCTCTGAACCGGTCGCACCGGACACAGCTGCCACCTTTGACATGGCGGAATCGAAATCCGCACCAGTTTTCACAGCAATGGTTCCCAGAGCCGTGACACCAGCGGTGACGGGCAGCAGCTTTTGTCCCACACCGGAAATTTTGTCCCCAGCCGACTGCAGTGTTTCACCCAGAACGCCCATCTTTTCCAAGGCGGTGTGAGAATTGTTTGCTTCTGTGGTCAGGCGTTTCAGTTCGTTTTCGGTTTCAATGATTTCACGCTGTAGTGCATCATACTGCTGCTGGGAAATTTCGCCGTTTGCAAGAGCGGTGTTTGCCTGTTCTGCGGCAGTTTTTAGTACTTCCAGCTTTTCTTTGGTGGCAGATACCGCATCGGCGAGGAGCTTATGCTTCTGCGAGAGCAGTTCCGTGTTGGAAGGATCGAGCTTCAGCAGCTTCTGGACATCTTTCAGCTGCGTCTGTGTACCCTTGATGTCCTTGTTGACACCTTCCAGTGCCTTGGACAGCTTGGTGGTATCGCCGCCGATTTCGACCGTGATGCCTTTGATGCGGTTTGCCACTGTGCTTCACCTCCTCCGTGAGGGCATGAAAAAAGCACCTGCCGGAGCAAGTGCTTTAAAGTATTACTTACGCCTCTTTTCTACCCATGAAAACAAATTCCATAATATCGTTAAATTCGAGTATATCGTTTGTAGTGCCGTCTAATCCTCCGAATTTCAAATAATATGTTTTTGCTTCCTCAAACGTTTTATATCGTTCCGGATATTCAGATTTGATTTTTGATAAACAGCACTGATACATATTGGGGGAATTTAATGCAAGCATAACCTGTATTGGATCAGTTTTGTCTATATTTGCAACCGATGGAATTCCTTCTAACTGTGTCTTTCTTTCCTCAACCCATTTATATGCTTCTTCATCTCCTAATACCTTTTTTATGATAATTACAAGCTTATCAATCAAAAGAATATTTGATTTCGCATTTTCAACCGTATTATAAAGAAAGATAAGGGTTTTGTATCGAATAATTGGAGGCAACAGTGAAAACTCCGACATTATTCTTTGATTGCTTCCAAATTCATAATCAGCAAAAAACTTTATGAATAGACAAGCATACAATTCGCTTAAAGCATCAAGTATGTAATTATATTCTTCTTTAGAAACTTCATCAACACGTTCGGTATGTAAACAAGTATCTCCGCCGTGGCTATCATCTATGTCATTCTTTATTTTGTCAACACACTCTTGAATATGAGTGCCGTATGGTAGATCCGCAATCATGTTCTTAACTCTATCATATCCTAACATCATTTTGTCTGAAGACGGATAATCAGTCAACTTTCGAACAAGATATTCTGTGAGTACTCTGATAAAGCCGATTTTACCGCGATAGGATGTATTGCAATAAAAAATGTCGTTGATTACATCAGTAAGTCCTTTTTCATATTCTGCATTAATAAAATTAGACATACGAGTACACCTCCTTGCCAGTATTATAGCACAGCAAGGAGGAATAGTCAATTGTCAAAATGCATCAAAATCTGCCTGTCCAGCCACCTCATGCCAACCGTCATATTCGTCATTTTCCTTTTCGGTGAACATATCATTCACGACTCCGATCGTGAGCAGATCAAGCTCCGAGAGGGACAGCCCGATCTGCACACATCGGAGAAGGAAGAGGGGCGTTGTCATCGGGCGGTCAGTTTTGCGATGTTTTTTTTAGACTCCGCCTGCGTCTCCACGTTGAGTCCCCACAGTTCAATGAGCTGCGGCAGCACCTCGTAAATGGAGAATGTGTTGAAGGCTTCGAGCCATTCGTCGGGATTGTCCGGCACGTTCTCCGGATCAGCGTGTTTTGCCATGATGTAGGCGATATTCTCGAACACCTCAAGGCTTTCAATGTCCAGTGCAGAGGAATCCTCTGTTTTTTCTCCCACAGATTTTTGCAGTGCTGCAAAGTCCTGATAAATATCTCTGCGAAATTTCAAACGATACAGCCTGGGAACTGCCGCACTCGCCTTGAACGGCACATCAATCCCATCAATGGTGATGTTCTTCTGAATTGCCATACTGCACCCTCCTTATGCTTTCACAGTGGTCTTGGAAGCCGTTCCGGCTGCCGGTGTGTATACGTTCTTGTACCAGCCATCATAAGTAGAAGCATCTGTGGATTCACAGGTCTTTGCCTTTACCAGACCGTTGGGCAGTGCCGAAGCCTTGATGGAGATGGTTTCTGTTTTTACTTCCTTGCTGTCCTCTGTGGTCTGTCCCTCTGTTGCCGGACGGGAGGCGGAACAGCAATAGAGAACATGGCGAATCTTCCGTTTATCTCCAGTGAATTCAAACAGCAACGCAAACTGTGATACCTCATCATCATTTCGTTCCACCAGAACGCCGTTGCTGTCCAAGATTTCTCCCAGAATATCTGTAGAGAAATCTGTAGGAATCAAGGCGATTTCCAAATCACCTTCATAGCCAGAATTGTTGGAAATCACGTAGTATACGATGTCATCGGCATAAAAATTTTCGTTTTCGCCGTTTGCATCAATGGAAATGGAAACCGCACCCGGCAGACGCACCGGGTCCACATAGACCGGTGTCAAATTGGCTCCGCCGGCATCGGTTACCCAGTCCTTGATTTTAGCGTAATGTACATTGGTCAAACCGAATTTGACCTTGTTCTTTTTGTTTGCCATAGGACTTAAACCTCCGTTTCGTAAAGCACTTCATAGAGCCTTTCCGACTCTATCCACACTTCTGATTTTGTGTAGTAAATCTCATGACGTTTCAGAACCTCTTCGATCTGATTTTCCAGTTCAGGATTCTTAACGTCTGTATAAAGTTCAATATCCAGCATCTTAAAACTGAAATACATGGAATTATCCGCAGAAAATGTATTCTCTCCAGGTGAAAGAAAAATGAGAAAAGGCGGTGCAGGACTCTCGCCCTCGGCAAAATGATGGTAGGCGAAAGGCAGTCCCATTTCCTCCATCATTTCTGCGATTTGTTCGTAGGTCATGACAAAGCCCCCTCAATCAAATGCTCCAGCAACTGTACACCGTTTTCTTCCGCAGGAGCAATATGCGGTTTGCCGGATACCCGACCACCGCCACGCTTGGCATGCCCCTTTTCCAGAAGATGTGCCAGCTGATACCTGTTTTTAGAATGTACTGTCATCTCTAAAGAGTGACTGTTTTCGCCAGTCTTTTTCGTTGCCCAGCTTTTTGCATATTTTCCGGTGTCCTTCGGAGCATTGGCGGAAATCTCGTTTTTCACTTGCGTGGCGGTTTTCCGGACAGCCTTTTTCATAGCGGTATCCGCAAGGTCTGCATATTCCTGCAAGCCCTGCATAATTTCCTCTGCAAGATTGTCAATACTGGTCATTTTGTCCTGCCTTTCTGGCTTCTGCAGCAAGTTTCAGATAATCTTTGTGCAGATAATCCGGTGTAACACTGGTGATGTTGTATGTGACATCCCGAAACAAGATTCGGTTGCCTGTTACAGACGGCATCCAGTTTCGACTTTGCCGAATGAGGAATTCCAGTGCTTGTGTTTCTTTGGTCACACCAGCGTCCGTATGCTCCGCAGAAGCTTTCAAAGTCACTTTTGCCCAGCAGGAAAAAACTTCGTCCCACACAGCGGTGTGATTTCCGATTTCATCGGTAACGACACGATTTTCCAGAAAGGTGATTCTCTGATTCAGAGTCCCAATTTCCATTACATCACACCCTCTCGCTGTGCAAACAGAATTGAACGAAGATTTAATGTCAGCTTTTTGTAATCAGGATTGCTCCTGTTTTCATAAAGATACCCAAGTGCGAAAAGCATCGCAGTCCGCACGGTATCTTCATTCTGAGAAAAACTGTCCTCATTCATTCTTCCAACATCCATCACAAGTTGTTTTGACGTAAAAAGAAGATTCTGAATCAGCTTATCATCTTCCTCATAATCCACTCTCAGATAATTTTTCGCTTCTTTCAGCGTTATCATTTACATCACGCTTTCTTGATGGTAAGTGTCTTAATAGCCTCCGGGAGAATCAGTTTGCCGTCCAGTCTCTGACTTGCAAGAAAGCCAACCTGTCCGGTCATAGCAAAGAGTTCATTTAGTCTCTTGAAAGAGCGTCCCTGTCTATCAGCTACCCAGTAATAGCTAAAGTCGCCGAATGCCATGCACTTGTTGCCTGCCTTGATTTCCGGTACATAGCTGGAAGTCTTGTAAGGACGATTGAGAATGGTATCCGGTACACCTGCTTGCACAGACGGACTCCAGATGTAATTTCCTGTGTTGTCTTTCAATTTTCTGAGAGCCTTGACAGTGGAATCATTGAGCACCCACACCGCTTTCTTGCGGTACGGACTTCTGAGGGAGTAGAAAAGTTCCATCACATCATCAAATGTAATACTTGCACCTGTGGTAGAAGTGCCGTCTTCCGCACCACCTGTAGCATTGAAAATACCGGTCGGTTTACCCTTGCCGTCACCAACAAAGAATGCCTCTTCTTCCTTTGCACCGATACGACGGGCAAATTCACGGGCAATGTAGGACGGCAGGTCAAATACACTGTCGTTCAGCAGTTCCTCAGAAATCTTGATTGCTGTTCCCAGCTTATATGCGGAAAGCGATGCCTGACCGAATGTATCATCGGAGAGCGTATACTGCTGCTCCTCGTCCATCCAGACTGCTTCGCCCTTGGAAGTCACAATCGGAATCTTGCGGTCGCCGTTGGAAGTCTTGATAACCGTTGCCATCTGACGGAAGATACTTTCTTCCTCCAATGCTTCCACCAGTTTTCTTTCGTGAGGTAGCAGTGTGCCGCCTTATCATCTTTCGATGACAGGTTTGCACAAAGCCCCTCCCAAACCGTGCTTACACCTCTCGATGTACACGGCTTTCCATTCATTATTGACATGTCATTTATTTTGTTCCCTGTGAATCTTTTTGAAGCATTTCGGGCAAACAATCAACGTTTTACGTCTCATGTGAAGCATTTTCTTGCCCCATTCCGTAGTGCTTTTCAGATTCTTCATTTTACCTGCATGATAAATACAGCAGGAATCACTATTATCACCACACAGCTCACATACCCCTGCGCTTAACCGCACATATTGTGACAGCTTTTTCGGGTCAAAGGATTTGTATTGCCATGGGTCTTTATCGGACATCAACTTACCGGCTTTGCAGTCAGCTAACGAGACAAGCTTTGCATATTTGATACCGCCTTTAACTTCATGGGGAATAGCCCATTTGCCATCATGACGATATTTTTGGATGATTTTTCTCGTTGTGCTGTTGCTTTTGCTTGCAAGCGTCTTTAGACAGCTATATTCCATAAGATAACGGAAATAATTCAGCTTATCATAATTCGCTGCTAAGCAGTAATAATTGCAAATGCCACGGATTTGTGCATTATACCTGTTCACAATATCCACTTCCGAAAGATGTCTTAATCTTGGAACGCAAACCGCCCAGATTTCTCCGTTTGGTTTTTGTTCTATGATGTCGTTTTTGAACAGGAACTGCATGATCTTATCTTCGAGAGGTACAGTTAATTCTACAGAGTTATTCAGCGTTCTTTGTTTAACACCGTTTGCCTTTTTCTTTATCTTCTGGCTTCGGCGTACCGCAACGTCATAACCAAGGAAACGTACTCGTTCAGCACTGTGTGTGATCTTTGTTTTCTCAGCACTCAACTCTAAATGGTACTGCGTTGATAGAAATTCTCTCAGAATCTCTTTAATTTCTTCACAGTCTTCTCTGCTTCCGCTGATTCCAATTAGAAAATCATCAGCATATCGGCAGTATACAAGCTTTTTATCGTCGGACATTCTGGCAGGTGTTTTCAGCTTTTGGCTGCACACCGCTTTATATTCCTTAATTGCCAGCTCACGTTCTTCACCTTTTACCCGGTCAATCTTCTTCTGAAGTGTCTGTCGTCTTTTTGCTAAATGAAGATATTCCGGTGTCTGGTGTCGTGTAGACTGCTTATCAAACTTTTCCTTGAGTTCCATGACTTTTCGGTCAAGCTCATGCAGGTAGATATTTGCCAGGATAGGGGATATAATTCCACCCTGCGGTGTACCGGAGAGCGTTGTGTGGTATTGAAAATCTTCCACATAACCTGCTTTCAGGAAAGCTCTGATAATATTGATAAATCTGCTGTCCTTGATTTTGACTTCTAACGTCTTGATAAGCACTGCATGGTCTATATTGTCAAAACAACCTTTGATGTCACCTTCTATGAACCATTTTACAGAACGAAAATTTGTCTTTATCTGGTCTAGAGCTGTATGACAGCTTCTCTCCGGTCTGAAACCATGTGACTGGTCATAAAATAACGGTTCATAGATTGCTTCCAGAAACATTCTAACCGCCTCTTGCAGAAGTTTATCTCGAAATGACGGAATACCCAGTGGGCGCATTTTTCCGTTCTGTTTCCTGATATATTCTCTGCGCACAGGCTTCGGCTTGTACTTTCCTAACCTCAATTCTTCAATCAGTTCATACACATATTCAGCACTAAAACCGTCAGCTGTGTCGTTGTCACTTCCGGGAGTCATTGCTCCACTGTTTGCATATAATTTCTGGTAAGCTGCAAAATAAATGTCCTCTCTCAGAAGGTAGCGAAAGAGCCTTGTAAAGACTCCGTCATGATGTTCCGAGGAACTTTTATTGACACGCTCCAAAATCTCCGATGTTGGATTCATGAGGATTCTCCTCCCTTTCATCTTCTTACTTTGGAATTAACAAACTGCTTCCCTTCGCCATGTAGTGGGCGTTACCCACCTCGGACTACTACGGAAGCTCCGTTGCCATATGGAATATTCAGTCTCGAATAGACATAGCCTTTCGGCATTTCCACTTAGGCAATCCCTGTTTAACGATGCTTATAGGCAAGTGATAACTGTCGGATAGCATTTCGGTTTATCTCACGTGGTCTCACGCTTGCTTCATGACCTATAGCAGACACCATAACGAATTCAATATTATGGTGGAATCATGAAAGTGGTTTCAGGATAATTTCCACACCCTTCCCGGAAAAAGGAGCTAACCTTTGCTTTGGCAATCCAGCCTTATCCTTATGTTATCTTGTCATTGCAGGTACTACTCGCCTCATATCCTTTTGGCGTTTCCTGCGTTTCTGCCGTGCTGTGTTCCCGTGTCCAGTTTCCTGTCATCGGTTAGGCAGATTGACAACCGCTCTGCTGTGCGGTGTAGAGCCTAATCTACTGTAAACATCGCCTTTTACAGGCGCACAAATTCATCCGGCACAAGATAGCCGCCCTCTGCATCTGTGCCAATGTGCAAATCGTCATGGACATCGATCCAATTGCGGTTTCTGACGCTGTTCCAGAATGCTTTCTTGTAAGTGTCGCTCGCTGTACCTGTCTTTTCCGTTACGTCTGGTGTGGCAGGCTTACCGAGAACAGGAGTGGAAGTTGCCTTGTTCATTTCAGCTTCGATTTCCGCCTGTCTTTCCAGACGCTGAATTTCCTTGCCAAGGTCGACAATGGTCTGTTCCATTGCATCATAGGTCTTGGAATCTTCCTCACTGAGCACGCCGTTTGCATTTCGCTTGCTGTCAAGGAAGTCACGTGCTGTATCCCAAGCCTTCTTTCTCTTTTCTCTGAGTTCCTGAATTGTCATAGCCATAGTTAAAATCCTCCTTAGTATTTCAGTAATGCCAGTCTTTTTTCAAGCTGGTCAATGGGTGTGCCTGTAACAGATTCTGCTGATGCAGATACTTTGGATAAGAATGCAGATAGATTCTTCGATTTGGAATAAGTCATTGCAGTCAGTGTATCTTCTTTTTCTTCTTCATCCTGTTCTTCCTCTTTGGGAACAACAGGCATTTTCTTCTTTGCAAAAAGAATCCCGTCAACAAATCCCATCTCATGTGCTTTTTTCGCATTGAGCCATGTTTCATCGGACATCAGTTTTGCAATCTTGTTTCGGCTGAGATGAGATTTGGTTTCGTAGGCGTTGATAATGCTCTCTTTGACTTCATCCAGCAAGATGATAGCTTTTTCCATATCTGCCTTGTTTCCCATAGCACAAGTGCTGGGGTCGTGGATCATCATTAGGGCAGTCGGTGCAATCAAAGTTTCATCGCCTGCCATTGCCACAACCGATGCGGCAGAGGCAGCAATACCATCAATTTTTACGGTGACCTTGCCTTTATGATTTTTCAGCATAGAATAAATCTGACTTGCAGCGAACACATCGCCGCCCGGCGAGTTCAGCCAGACTGTCAAGTTTCCGCTGACTTTTGCGAGTTCATCACGGAACAAAGCAGGTGTCACTTCGTAGAGTAGGAAAGTATCGCCTTGCTATGTTTCCATAGTAGGTTTATACAGACCCCTCACCGAACCGTGCTTACCCCTCTCGGAGTACACGGCTC